GGGTCGACAGCCAGCTTGCCTGAGATCCAGCCAGCGTCAGCGTATTCGTTATCGGTGGCGTGATACAGGAGAGCGGTACGCGCCAGCGAGTTCTGCTTAAGCACAGAGCCTACATCCTCTGCATCTTCTGTGTAGGCAGTACTCAAAACAGCAGCGGTGCTAGTCTGGGCTACGTACAGTCGCTTGTTGGCTTCCGTCCAGGTAGCCAGGGAGGCGATTTCCCAGTCGTGCCGAACTGTACTAACCAGCCCGTACCAGTCTGAATCTGCGGCGTAGATGTCAGCCAGCAAGATGGCAGATCCTGCAGCAGCTACGTCGGCAGTAAGGGAGTTGAGATCCGGCACCCCGCTGCCCCCTGTAGTCACTAAAACAACAGTGAAAGCAACGCCCCCATAACTGGCAGTGAGTTCTACGTTGGCTCCGCTATTCTCAGCCTCTACCCCGAGGTCAGCTGCGTCGATAGCATCGGCTAGACCCTCTGCAATTTCAGTCGCAGTATCTGAATCAGCAGTGTAAGTTATGGTGCTACCATCGACGGTTACAGTGTAATCGCCATCGAGAGTAGTGGCGACGGTAAACGAGGACTCCTGCCGGATAGGAGTAGCCGCCCCCTTGCCTACTTTCCACTGAGTAGGGGGGAGCTTCTGGGACAGCATGGCGGTGGCAGCTTTGTACGGCGCGTCTGCCGTAGTCCAGCCAGCATCCACCATCTCCGAAAGGGTGGAATATGTGTCGATAGTCTTGGAGGAGGCAGTGCCGGTAGCAGGCCATGTCCCAGACATAATTAGAACAGTACCAAACCCCGCTTGGGAAATGGCTGATCCTTGGAGAACTACATTAACATTAACTACACTGTCGATGGACATCTAACTCGTCCTCCTAGACATCAATATCCGAGACGATTCCACCGACAGTAGTGGCAGTAGAATCAATGTTTTCGATAGTAGCACCGTCGACATTATCTGTCACGGTAGCAACCCATCCCACAGAAAAATCTAACACAAAACGATCTTCAAAATCAGTGCCTCTAGGGGCAGATAAATTTTGTATGCTTCCAGCGCCCTGTACTGACAACCCTGCTGCCAGGGGAGTACCATATAAATCATCTCGGTATGTAGAAAGTCTAGCCTTTTCTAGATAATCGTAACCGGCAGATCCGAAAAGGGCCACTCGTACTAGCGTGGTCCTGTGCCCGTATACAGTAGTAGAGCCCGAGTCGCCCACAGCGCTTTTTTCAGGCCAGCCGTTTTGAGTGGTCTCTAGCCCTTGGACTGTAGCGTAGGGGGTAGCTGGCCTAACATCATTACTTTGCGCCATTCGGACCTTAGCATCTACTAGACCCGTAGCAGTCACTAACCAGTCCCTGAAGGTCTTGAGCATATTCTCAAACGTCATCTTCCGCGCCTAATAAGAGTAGCTCTATAGTGCGGAATTATGCTGATGTGCCGCTCGACATTATGCACCTCGTACTCTTCCCCTTCATAGGTAAGTATATCGGCACGCGTACCTGCATCTTCATTAGTAGTAAGGAGAGCAGTAGCCGTGTAGATCTTTAGCATTCCAGCCGAAGATTCCAGATCCACAAACCCTCCCATAAGGCGGATATTGGCCTCCCCTCCCGCGAGGACTTCGTGCGGCTGCAGGCTTCCCTGTATTGTGAATGTTGAGTCCACAACTACGGATTCAACACCGTCCGTTACGGTGCCGGTCGTATACCGGGTAACAGTAAACTTTTTACTGCCCAAGATCCCCAAGTTGCGCCTCTAGTGTTTTCTTAACAGATGCCCGGTGCTCTGTCTCATACCAAGAAAATAGAACTTCGACATCATCGACCAAAGTAACGATGTCCTGCGCCGCATTCCAGTGATAATCGCGCAGGTCTACTCCAGACAAACCGCCCGCTAATGCTAGATCGTCTTCGCTCATGCTGAGCGCTTCTAATAGACGCGAAGGTTCAGGCTCTGGTTCAGGCTCTGGTTCAGGCTCTACAAACTCCTCTAGCTCTGAAAGTAGGGAGGCTTTCTTGGCCTTAACTATAGCGTCTAGGCTCCGTACTTTTGCCCACTCTGCGTCGGGTATTTCGTTTACCCCCGGTCGGATAAACACACCTGCTATTGCCCAGACAGCTAGATTTCCTGCGTATTGGATCTTCATGCGTATCTATCCCAGCCTGTATTCGATAGCTTCTAAGAGGTAGCCCTCTTCGATTAGCGGTTTTTCAGGCCCGAACCCCGGCACGCTACGGACGCCCCTACGCTTCCGTCTGCGCGCTTTTCTTTTTACGGTTCTATCTGCAAGAGGGGGTTGGTGTATTCCTTTAACTGTAGCCTTAACGTCCTCTACAGCCCTCTTCCCAATCCCGTGCAAGATACGATTTATTACAGCCTTATTAGGCTTTCTCGGCTTAAAGGGGTCGCCGCCTTTCTTACTGGCTTTGTTTTTATAGGTCGCGGCAGCTATTCGGTCTGTTATCTCCTTAGCCCACTTATCTCTATTCTTTCTAATGGTAGGCTCTAGGAAAGGCCACCTTCTTTCTAGGCGACTGGCGTACTCCCCTATAGGAATAACACGGGCTCCTCTAGCCTTGCCTTTGCCCGCAAATACCATCCTGGTAGACCAGATCCCTACTATAAAGCCTAAGTCGCTAGAGCCCCGAACTGCGGCCTCGAAAGAGCCCCACCCCATATCCTCAAAGCGTACTTGCCCTTTGTGTTTATACTTTAGGAAGCTAGGCACCTGTGCCGCCCACTACAGGATACTTTCTGTAGGGTTGCCAGTGGCGCCTAACGTCGTGCCCTATTTCAGTCTCGGATGCGTACTTCTCAGTAAGCTCTCCGGCCCTGCTCATGGTCACGCCCGGAGTTCTTCGCTGGAACTCTCGGCTGATCCAAACAAGGCACCCCAGCTTAACTAATTCAGGGATAGCTTCCGCTACTCCGTCTGCGTCAAGGAAGGGGTTATTCAGGTATAGATCAGCGGCCTGCTTAACCGCCGTAATCAGGTCTGTTAGGAACGTGTCCTCGGACGTATCAGCTACACCTACGTAGTCCTTAACGTCCGCTAGGGTCAGAGTCAATCTATCAGAAACTGCACCCATATTAACACGGTTCGACTGCGGCCTTGAGGGCGGATTTGATACTTGTGAACTTTACGTTTGGATTGCTCTTTAAGTAAAGCTCATAGAACTTAAATACTATCTCTTTTCGGCGTACCACATCTGGCTCGTAGCAGTACATTGACGGCTCTTTGAGCATTTCATCTGTGGGTAGCTTCTTGCTCATTTATTGAGGCTGCTCACTTCTTACGAGAACCGAACTTCTTCGACTTTTTAGTCTTTCTATAAGTCCTCTTTTTCGGCTCTTCCTCTGCCTCTACCTCTTCCGGCACTTCTTCCTCTACCGCTACTTTTACAGGAGCAGGCTTTGGAGCAGGTCTGGGGGCAGCTTTTACTTGGGGCATAACCGTTTTTTGACGGTACGCATCTCCCCTTGTTTCATACGCTCGGGCTGCATTTTCATGTAGATACAATACGTCGCCAGGAGCGAGCAGTCGGCCCCTTGGACCGACACACCCGCGCCTGACAACCATTGCAATACTTCTGCCAGTATTAGCCATTATCTACCCTATGGGTTGAATGTGACTTCACAGAAAGCTGGGGGTCGGTAAATGCACATAGCCAACCGTTCTTCGGCTAGAACAGCAACCATATTCCTAGCGAAATAGTTGTCGTGGCTTTCACTTACACGAACCGAAGCAGATTCGCGGTCATGGATTGCTGCACCCATGCGGAAGTTGCCGACTAGGGCAGTTCCAGCATCGATAGCTGTAGTCAAAACTACAGGAACTCGCCAGACGGACATGCCAGCACCAGAGCCCGGTGCTCCCGCCCAGAGATACCTAGCATCGTCGTCCTTAGCCAACTCGATAGCTTCCCAATCGCTCGGATGAAGAACGATCCCGTCAGCAGGCATATGAGCAAGCGAGCAAAGAGTCATTGCCTTACGCAAGGAATCGAGTCGCGTCTCTGTCGAGCCTGGAGCATGTAGATTAATATCTGCATCGGCAAGAATACCGCTAATTTGATCAGACCCACCTGCTCCGTAAAGAAGCTGCCGCTCCTCAGAAAGAACAAGCCCTTCGACAAGTCGTTGGTCGATATGGGCGCGGAGTCCAGCGGAGTCGTCAAGGATCTGACGAGAAGCAGGCATCCAGTGAGCAAGCGTCTTAGCAGGCTCCGTTACAAGCGAGTAAGTCGCTTCAGCCGTAGGCTTGAGAACAGTCTCGGCAGTAAAAACGAAGGTGGTACTAGTGACCTCTGACTCTTCAGGAACAGCGGCCCCGGTGATAGCCACCATCGTAACTGTAAGAGCATCGGCATCGACTCCGCCAGTCGCAACAACAGCGGTTGTGGAGGCTCCGCCTCCTGCCCTAGCAATCGTGACAGTTTGTCCGTCGTAAAAACCAGCTGTATTTGATACTTCAAGCGTAGTGCTAGAGCTAGAAGCAGTAGTCAGAGTATGCAATTCGTAAAAGTTCGTCTCCTTGACGAACTCCACGCTTCCAGCCTGCATCGGAACAGTCGGAATAAGCGAGCGTAGACGCGACGGAGCAGGAGGCAGAGTCATCATCTCTGCAACGCGCTCTGGATTAATAAGGGCCGCACCGCTTCCAGCAGCAGAAGACAGCGCCTTACCGTCGAAATACGGAGCAAAGCTCT